ATAGTAGGAATCAAAGGACACGGTGTAGTAGCCATTGGTAACACTCCTTGGCGTGCCTATGAGCACATAGAAAGATTAGAACACATTTGCAAGATAGTACTTGCATCAGGAAAATATTAAAATGAGTAAACAACAATATAATTTAACAACAAAGACAGACTATCTTAATCGCAAAATGTTTCTGGATCCTGCAGGTCCAGTAACCATACAACGATTCGAAGAAGTCAAGTATAAAAAGATCGCAGATTTTGAAGCAACGGCACGTGGTTTCTTTTGGCAACCAGAAGAGATTAGCCTAACGAAAGATTCAAATGACTTTAAGGATGCCAGTGATGCGGTCAAGCACATCTTTACTAGCAACTTGCTACGCCAGACCGCATTAGATAGTTTACAGGGACGTGGCCCAAGCCAAATCTTTATGCCAGTAATTAGCTTGCCTGAACTAGAAGCATTAGTTTATAACTGGACGTTCTTTGAAACTAACATTCACAGCAAGAGTTATAGCCACATNATCCGTAACATCTACAATGTACCTAAGGATGTGTTTAANACAATCCATGACACTAAAGAAATTGTAGAAATGGCTTCAAGCGTTGGCAACTACTACGAAGCATTACATATGGTCAACTGTCGTAAACAACTAGGCGAAGCAGTTACTGAAAAAGAACATGTTAAAGCAATCTACCTGGCACTTCACGCCAGTTATGCTCTAGAAGCGTTCCGCTTTATGGTTAGCTTTGCTACAAGTTTGGCCATGGTAGAGAATAAAATCTTTATCGGTAATGGCAATATTATCAGTTTGATTCTACAAGACGAACTGCTACACAAGGGCTGGACTGCTTACTTGATCAATCAAGTGGTTAAAGAAGACCCCAGGTTCGCTGAAGCTCGAGACGAATGTCAAGCAGAAGTATATGCATTGTACATGGATGTCATTCGTGAAGAGAAGGACTGGGCAACTTATTTGTTTAACAAAGGACCAGTGATTGGTTTGAATGCTAATATTTTAAAAGACTTTGTGGACTATACAGCAGTGGGCGCACTTAAAGATATTGGCATCAAATACAATAACCCTGCTCCAAAGTCAACTCCTATTCCTTGGTTCAACAAACACGTTGATACCAGCAAGAAACAAACTGCACTACAGGAAAGTGAATCAACCAATTACGTTATTGGAGTCATGGGTGATGCTATTGACTACAATGAGTTACCAGCATTATAAGAGAGAAATATGATTACAGTTTACAGTAAAAATAATTGCCCATTTTGCGATAGAGCAATGGCATTATTAGAAAGCAAAGAAATTCCATTTAAAGTTATTAAAATGGAAGACGAACCAAGCGCACGTGAGTTCCTAACGGAGCAAGGGTTGCGTAGCGTTCCACAGATTTTCAAGGACGGCGTTCTCCTACCAGGAGGCTATCAAGGCCTAGCTGGCAAAGACGAAGAATTTTTTAACACACTCAAAGGATAAACATGTTAATTGACAAAGGCGTATGCGAAGGTGAAGTAGTCACCTTTAAACTAACAAGCGGTGAAGAGCTAGTTGCTAAACTAATAGAAGATGGTGCTCTTTATTATAAACTAAGCCGTCCAATGGTTATTGGTATGGGCGAAAAGGGCCCGGGCTTAATGCCTTACTTGTTTACAGTACATCCAGACAAAGAAGTTAAATTGTCAAAATCCACAGTTACAGTAGCAGAAGCAACTGACAAGCAATTCGCTAAACAATTTATCGAATCAACATCGGGCATTAAGCTGATATAAATATTAATTTAGGAGATATGACATGCCAAGTGTAGTAACCATGACAGGGCCTGGAACGGCTACAGTAACCGACGATGCAGCCGTTGCTATCTTTAACCAAACACTAGCACAACAGGCTGCTTTTAATTCTATTATTTTGCAAATTGGTAACACTGAAGCACCCGGCACACTACTTGCTATTTTATCTGGTATTAACAGTAGTCTTGCTAATATTGCCGATGCTGATAAATTGATTGCTAAAAAACTTAGCGATCTTAATGTTTCCACAGGATCAGTAGCAGTCGCACAATCGTCGCTAACTGCGGTAACAGCAATGGCCGCCGCAAGTCAGATTGAGCAGAATAACTTTCAAAAGCAGGCCACACTGGACGCATTAAAACGTGCAGACTTGCCTGAGCCAGTACTGCCTACACTACCTGCACAAATAAAAACCAGCGTGATCAATGGCATATCACTTAACCAAGCCGCAGTTGTAGGTGGCATAGTCACAGACTATATCACAACTAATACAGCGGCGCTAGGTACTTGGATTGCCGGGACTAAAGCATATACTACCGTTGCAGGTTGGTTATCTGATGCCGCTGACTCAATTCTTGGAGTGTTGCCACCTAGTGTATCATCACTGTTTGCCAAAGCCAAGGGCGGATCTTCTGCATAATGGCTTACGGTCAAAAACAAGTTTTTGTTGCTAGTCCACAACCCGGTACAAGTAATCAACCTTATTCAATTGGGCCGTTGCCTCCGTTTGTTCCAGTTCAAGTTACCGTTACTAACGATTATGCCGCTAGAATTGAAGCTGAGGCTTTGGTGTTATCTTCATTGATTGCCAGTTTAATGCTACAATTAGGAAACGGTGTAACCCCATTAACTATAGCTGGAGTATTGTCTGGAGTTAATGACAGTCTAGCAAGCATGGCTGATAGGAAAAAAGAAATAGCAAAGTTTTTAAGCGACCTTAATATCGCAACTGGAAGTGTTGCCACTACTAAATCTACACACGGTGCAACATTAACAATAGCTGCCGCAAGTCAAATAGAAATTAATAATTTTTATCAGGCGGCCTCACCCGATAAGCCAGTTATGAAACCGCTAGACGACCAATTCAAAACTGCTATAATAAACGGTAACTTAATACAATCAGCTTCTAGAGCTTCTGGATTAGCAATTGGATTTGTTAGCAGTAGTGTTGCCGAAGTGGGAACTTGGATAACAGGATCTAATGCATACAAAACTGTGGCCAAATGGATATCAGACTCTATCGATACTATCGGTGCGCAAATTAGCTCGTCTGCTCAATCTCTATGGGCTAAGATAAAAGGCGGCTTATAGTATGGCAAAGAAAGGCGTAGGTCGAATTAATATAGATCATGCAGGTGGATTGATTGCAACCGGCGCAGATTCAGTACAAGTTAATAATAGAGCAACTGCTGTGATAAACGGTAGTACAATTGGCGGCCCTCCAAATGCTGGCGATGTCATAGTTAGTACTCCGTCAATGAAAGTATTCGCTGAAAATCAGCCAGTGGCAGTGGTGGGATCAGTAACCGCAAAAGGTTTTACAATTGGTCTAGCTAGTTCAAACGTATTTGCCGGCCCTTAATCAAAAAGATTGACAACACACATTACATCTGCTAAATTAGTAGTAGAGTAAAAATTACTCACCATTAAAGGAGAATTAAAAATGGCTAATAGATATCAAGAATTCACAGCGTTAGTAGAGGCAATGGAAGGCGACTTTGAAAAGTTTTACGATAAGGAAGTTGGTGCCGCTGGTACTCGCGTTCGTAAGCATTGCCAAGAATTGGCCAAGTTATGTAAAGACATTCGTAACGATGTTACAGCAACTAAAAACGCTCGTAAACCAGCTGTTAAATAAATGCTGAATGAAAAAGTTCTATCCTTACACTATACTAGATCGTAGTCAGTTTAATCACGAACTAATTCCAATTGCTGGTATAACAGAACGGATAGAGTTTTTTTACAAATATAAGAGAACAACAGAAAATTTATATATAGGTGACATTGATAAGAGTCATTTGTTATTGAGAGATTCTGTTGATCTGTTAAATCCTATAAAGCAATTTTTTCAGGCTAAACATTATCTCCAAGATAATTCTAAATCCGCAGGTACCAACCATGTGTTTCCTAAAATATGTTGGCTAGCCTATTCTTTTTTAAAGAACGGATTTACTCACCCGATAGCTGTTCATTACAATCCAAGAATACAACAAAATGTAGTACACCCGGGTACAGCTCGTGGCCATATTATAAAACTATTCCACAACACCACGCCAATAAACTGTTTATATTTCAATACAGGCGGCGTTGATTTTGATTTTCTCAAGTCGATGCAACTGTTTGATAAAGACAAGTTGTTAGAAAATAATACGTTAGAATTTCAATTAGTAGCAGATCACTGTTCAATAATTCCACACATTAATCTCGATGCGTTTTCCGTAAGTCCTAATACATCAACATGGCAACAGTTTATACATCAGCGACTTCAGAGTTCGTCTTTTACTGTATTTTCTAATATTGATGTTCTTAAGCCTTGGTACACTAGCGAAAAAGATGCAAGCATACAAATATATTTTAACAACGAATCATTGATACAAGATATGCCCGGCCTAATATGCAAAGCTCTAATTTTAGCAATAATTGGTAAATCATTTGCATCAGACACTTTAATAGTCAATCATAAGGTCAAAGTTGATCCGCCTAAAACGGTGATAACATGATTTCAATTTTTATTGGGTATGATACCAATGAGACAATAGCATATCATGTATGCTCTAACAGCATAATTAGACATGCTACAAAACCTATTAACATCATTCCGTTGTCTTTAACATTATTGGCAAACTACGTAGAAACCCACACTGACGGTAGCAATGAGTTTGTATATACTAGATTTTTAGTTCCAAACTTAATGAATTATAAAGGTTGGGCTATTTTTATTGACGGTGACATGGTGTTACAAGATGATATTGATAAACTATGGAATTTAAAAGACGAATCAAAAGCAGTAATGGTAGTCAAACACAATTATAAAACTAAACAATCTCAAAAATATCTAGGAGCAAAGAACGAAGACTATCCTAGAAAAAATTGGAGTAGCGTTATACTTTGGAATTGCGGCCACATTGCTAATCGAGTGATAACTCCTGAATTTATTCAAACAGCAACTGGGCCGGAAGTGCATCGATTTAGTTGGTTAGCTGATGATCTAATTGGCGAGCTTCCGATAGAATGGAATTGGTTAGCAGATGAGTTTGGATCCAACAAAGCCGCCAAATTAATCCACTACACATTGGGAACGCCTTGCTTTGAAGAGTTCAAAAACACACCGATGAGTGAAGTTTGGCATAACGAAAAAATACTGGTTGACAAATACCAAAAGTAATTATATAATAGTCCTATGTTCGATATCTTAGGATAAAATTATGAGTATGCATTTAGAAGGGCCGTGGCTCAGTACCACTGGCAAGAAAAAAGGTAAAAAGAAATTCGCTTCCGCTGATCACGCAAGGAAGGCTCGTGAGCAAGAAGAAAGTTGGAAAGAATTTCAAAAGCGTTGGGGCATTGAAGCTGAAGAAAAGAAACGCAAACGTGCTATGACTAGTGAAGTTTGGAAACCGGATAACAAACCATACAGTAGATACGGTACCGATGTCAAACATCCAAGTTTACCATTTAGTGGTGGAGCATGTACTGTTAAGCCCCCAAAAGTTTATACAGGTACCATGGTAAAAGGCATTGCTACCATGCATAAGAGTAATGCAGTGCCAGTGTTTAGTGATGAACAGGCAGTAGATATTTCTCGAATGCGGAGATAACTGATGCTAAGTATAAAGTAGTAGTTATTCAGGNGTATTTTTTGGATAATTACTTATTGTACCTCATAGGTTTGGGGTACCAAAAGCAGTGAGGCTTTTAACGCACAAGGAGATGTATCAGAGCCATATTTTATAATGACGGAACTAGCGATTTCGTGATCCAGCGTAAAGGAGAAAAACATATGATACGCATTATCAAAACAATAGTCTTTATTTTAGCAATGGTGCTAGTAGGACTAGCAGGGTATAAGGCAGTTAATTACAAACTGGATACCCTAAAAACAGCTCGCCAATATGCGAGTCCGGTTACAGCAGAATTAAGACAGAAACAACTAGACTGTCTAGCTCGTAACATATACTATGAAGCAGGTTACGAACCTTTTGAAGGCAAGGTCGCAGTAGCCCAAGTTACAATCAACAGAGCAGAAAGTGGGCAATTTCCCAGTGACATTTGCCAAGTAGTATACCAAAAGAATATAGTATACGAAAAAGTATTATGCCAGTTCAGCTGGTACTGTGAAACTGCAACATTAAAGAAACCAATGAATGGTGCAGTATACACAGAAAGTATGGAAGTAGCAAAGAAAGTTCTATTAGAGGGCTTTAGATTACCTTCCATTAAAAACGCACTTTACTTTCACGGGGACTATATCAATCCAAAGTGGAATAAAGAAAAAGTAGCTAAAGTTGGTCGACATATTTTTTACAAATGAGGATTAAAATGAATACATCACAATTTAAGAAATATACACAGGATTTATTTAATTTAGATCTTTGGGTTAAAAACATTAAAGAACATGCACCGCAAATTAGTGCAGAAACCGCAGGATGGATTGCTGTAGTGCTATTGCACTTAGCAACAATCCCCACAATGATTGCTGTTATGACTGGATTAACAGAGAAAATGCCACCAGTTGACATGGTCTTGTTTAGCTGGCTAGGTTTGTTCTTATTTTTTGTTAAAGCAACAATTCAAAAGGATTTACTCAATATCGTAACAATCGGGCTTGGATTTTTTGTCCAAGCAAGTTTACTTGCTTTAATTGTGTTTAAGTAGTCAAAAAGATTGTAAAGTGAAACCCTGTTAGTATATAATCAGCTAACAGGTGTTTTACTGATAAATATAAGATATTAAGGAGCATACAATGCCATCAGGATTCCAACAAGATTCAAACCAATTACAACCAAACTTCTATAGAGTAGCGATCGATACTAGCTCAGCTACCTATTACCCAACTGCTGACGGTAATACCAACGGTGGTATTACTTCAAACGGCTGGGACGCACTTGCAACTGCACCAACCACACTAGTCAAGGGTAAAGCCCGTGCTAGGGGTAATATGCGTTTCCGCAACATTATCAACGCCTTAACAGGATTAACCGACTGCCAGATTTTAGATGTTACTATGGCAGGCGAAACTGTAGGCGATGACCAAGCTACATCATGTACGTTCACAGTTAAATTTGAGCGCGATGCATACATTCCAACTACTGGAACTGATATTGCCGGTGGATCAATTACTACAAAAGCACTATACGTTAAAAACACAGTTGCTAATGCAATTCGTCAAGAAACATCAGCTTCATGTAGAGTATATGATCCAACTACTGCTGAAGGTACACAACTAAGCCTTACAGTCTCAGCCGCCAGTACAGCTACCAATACACTTGGTACTGTTACTGTTTCATTAATTGATACTGTCACTGTAATTAACGCTTAATAATGATTTTAGCCTGGTTA